TATTTTTAAGTATCTCGGTAAAAGTTTCTAATTTTATTTGAAGTCTTCGAATTTTGGAATCCATTTTTGTTTAATTAACTTAGCTTTCATTTTTATACCAGGTTCTTTGTTTAAAGAATTTGCAATATTTATATTTTCTCTATCATCATCAAAAAATGTAAAATCATTAAAACCCATATCCATGAATTGTTTAAATGCTTCTCTCTTTTTCTCTGCAGTTGATCCTTTAAATTTTAAAACAGGATCGTTAATAGCAAAAATATAATTTGGATTAATATTTATACCATTATGACCTAAGAATTGTTGAATAAGAGATGAATCATCACGAGCAGTAATAATTCCTACTGGCTTACCTTTTAATATTGTTCTTTTTAAGATTGAAAATACCCACTCAATAATCTTACCAGCTTTTAATATATCTAAACTCTGAAAATCTGAAAAATCTAATTTATCATTTGGTCTTGTTTTAAAAGTGTTAAATTGTTGTGGAGTAAGTTCAATTTTAAATCCAGTTTTTGGATTATGTACTTTAATTTTACTCTTGGTAATTACAAGGGTATCATCAACATCAAAAATTGTTATACTATTTCTTTTCATTTTTAAACTTATTCTGTTCTTTATATATTATATCATTAATACAAACAAAGTTCGTTAGATGTCTTATTACCAATAGACAGATTAACAATCACGCCCATCAGTATAAACATGTTTTAATACAGGAAACCTTAATGAATAACCACCTGTTTGATTTTCTGTTTCTTCAAAGTATTGTATTGTTACAGTTTTACCAATAATGTCTTGTGGAGATTTAAAGTACATTTCTCTTTGTTCTTTAGAAAAACCTGATCCTACATTTACTTTACAACCTTTATGTTCAATTGTAATATTGCTTAAACATTCTCTTTCTATTTGTTTACCATTTTCTGTCCACCTGATAAATGCATTAGTTGTTCCTAAGACAGTATATTCAGCATCATGGAATTTTTTAACCTTTAATAAATTATGGCTTCTTTTTCCTTCATACCCAACATTCTTTCTAACCATTATTCCTTCATACCCGGCCTCTTCAGCTTCCTTAGCCATTTCAGTAAATTGTTCTTCGGTAGTTAATTGTATCTGTGGTAAGAATGATAACATATCTGAATTAATATTTTTTAGATTAGTCATAATCAAATTAGACCAGGTGGTGCTAATATAAGGTTTTTCAACCCCATGAAAGATTCTCTCTGTTAATGGTCTTACACCAGTCTTATTATCAAATTCATGTAATGTTAATTGATCAAATATAAAAAATTTAGGATTTTCTATTTGATGATCCTTTTTTCTGATCTGTTTCATGATTCCTTGAAAATCTTCATTACCATCTTTATCAACCATACAGATTTCTCCATCTAGAATAAAGTTACCTGGAACTTTTAAAATTTCATTTTCTAAATTACCTAGTGTTAAAAATTCTTTACCACTTCTAGAAAAGAATGTTACTATATCATTCTCTTTTCGGCAAATACAACGAACACCATCTAATTTTCTAGAACCGTACCAATCTCCACTTTTGAAATCTACTCTTTTTACATTATAAGGATTTGCTAATGCAACTTTAAATGTTGGTATACATTCTGGAATTACTTTATTAATAGAACTTGTAGATGCACCCATTTTAAGGTCTCTGTCAATAATATTGTAAATAATATCCTCATATTCTTTATGCTCTGCTATATAACGATTAACATTTGCAATTGCAGTATGACCTGTACAAACTCTATTTGCTAAATCATCTAATAAATTAAATATGTCACCATAAGTATTTGCATGGCCTAGTAAATCAGAGTTCTTTTTACAGTTCTTAGATGTAACTCCATATTTTTTATAAGGATTATAAGTGTAGTTAAAAAATCTTTTTAGATCTTCACTACCAGAATATTTTTTGATAGTTGCAATTTTGTGATTTCCTGATGATGAAGAATTCATTTCATCAAGGAATGCTTGTAGGTAGCTAAAGTTTTTGTTTATGTGTTCCATTTTCCGTTATTTAATTATATTATAAATATAATACAATTTTCTCGGTTCTGAACTATAAATCTTATTTATTTTTAAAAAGTTATTAACAATTTTAAAACAATATTGTCGGGATGGCAGGATTCGAACCTGCGACCTCCGCGTCCCAAACGCGGCGCGATGACCGGACTACGCTACATCCCGATTGTTGTCCCTGCAGGGTTCGAACCTACGCTCTTCTGTACCAAAAACAGACGTGTTGCCAATTACACCAAGGGACAAGGGCATTAATTACTAATTATATACTTTAAATGAAAATTGTTTAGTATTTAGTATTAAAAAAGAAAGTTTGAAAAAGTCTACCACTTTCTAAATCTTTACCAAAATATTCTAATGATTTATGAAACATATCACCTCTATATAATACTAGCCTGTTATATTTGTTACCAACCATAGCAGTCATATCCCATTTAGAATCATCCCTAGAATCTGGGTAAATTACTTTTTCAAGATATTCTTTATCATATGAACCATCTTCTAGTCTTGGTGGTGTTTCTAAACCTGTTTCCTTATGCCTAAATAAACCAGTACCACCATTAACTGGCGCGTCAGGTGTTAAGTAACATACACCAGCCCACATTGTCGTATGATCAGCGTGGATCCAACTAGTATCATCGACTGTTGTATATTGAAAAGAAGTTGTGTAATCATAATCCCATTCAGTAATATCACCACCTGCTGCTTGAACAATACCTTGTATAGATGTTCTTAAGTCTTTCCAATCATGGACAGGCTTAGTTCTTTTACCTGGGTAATTACCAACTACATCAAAAGGTTGTGTTAAAACCCATTCTCTTACGAGATCAGGGTTTCCATAAAAATCATCTGTTATTATTAAATCTGTATTCATAAGTTATATTTTATTATTTATTCCTAGTCTGGTTTTTGGATATCATTATCATCAAATGATGTATTTAAATACAGCATAGATTGGAGCTTTTGTAAATTTGTACATTTTTCATATTCTTCAATACTTTCAAAATACTTAATTAAACTATCTATACTTTTTATTTTATTTTCTATAGCATCTGTTCTCTTTAAAACTGAACTAGGGCTTTGCATTAATACATGATATGATAAATCCATAAATTGTTTATGATCAGTTTGTTCTAAAGTTAATAAAAGACTTCTAATGTAATCATTACCAAAACCATTACCCTTTTCCATGATATTTATTTTTAATTTTTTGTATTAATGCTTTATCGTCATTATCTAAATCTGTAGGTATGTCTACTATGATGCTTATTAATAAATCAGTATATTTATCTTTTTGTTTATAAATAGGAAATCCTTTTCCTTTGACTCTTAATACTTTACCATTTGCAGTTCCTGCTGGTATATTGAATGTTATAGTCTTATCAAAACAATCTATAGAGTCTTGTCCTCCTAAAATTGCATCATACATATTTATATTTTTAATTGCATGTAATCCTTGATTATCTATAAAAAAGTTATTATCACCTACGACATCTATTGTCATAATAAGATCGCCATTGAGTTCTACAGTTTGTCCGCTCTGGCCTAATCCTTTTAGTCTTATCTTTTGTCCATTTTTTATACCAGCACCAATATCTACCTTTACGGTTTTCATACCTATCCTAACATCACGATTAGTTCCGTAATAAGCATCAGCTAAACTAATCCTTAAAATTCCTGTAGTATTTCTACCTTTAGCAGTATGACCATACCTTTGATTAAATGCACCACTAAAATTCTGATTCCTAAGTAAGTCTTCAAACATACTTTCTGAAAAATCACCACCACCACCAAATTGGCTAAATGGATTATTTTGCCTTTGGTCATAATTAGCTTTCTTTTGAGGATCTCCTAAAGTATCATAAGCATCTGCAATTGCTTTAAATTTTTCTTCATTACCTTTAGCTTTATCTGGATGATATTCTTTGGCTAAACTTCTATATGCTTTTTTAATAACATCGGCAGTTGCATTTTTTTCTACACCTAATAATTGATATGGATCTTTCATTATTTCCAAAATATCTGTATAGCAATTAAACTACATGCTATAATTAATGAGACCATTGTTTTTGCTGTAATACCTTCTCCCATAAAATACCA